GTTCATATAAACCAAAGGTGCAGAATATAAGTCCCTAATAAGGACGCTCTGCGCATCTGTAAGGTAGTCGCTATTCAACTTAAACTTTTGTGTTTCTTTGGTATAGTATATAGGATTTGTATTCTTTACAATAACATCTCCACTTTGATATATATCCCCTGCGTAATCCTTTTGATACCCTTTCTTTTCAATATCAAAACTTGTCTTGCTAACTAAATCAAAATTGAAAAAGTCATAAGTTCCATATTCATTCAAATATGCTAATCTTATTGGGTCATACTTACCACAGGATTGTACATAGATTGTTCCTATTGCATATCTTCTAGCACCGCCATTCGCCCAATTAACAAAGAGTTGTATGTTATCTGTTGTGCCTCCGTATGTCAATGGTGTAACTTTGAAATATGTAACCATGTGACCACTCGGAGCAGATGGAGTAATATAGAAAGTAGTTGTACTTCCGTTAGCGTATGTCACAAGTAATTCTAAATTTGTGACTTTGCCATCGTTATAAAATCCTATGATTTGTGAATCTGTGCTTCTACATTTATTAATTGTCCAATCTGTTAATGGCTTGTATATTGATGTGCTACTACCATTGTATTGACCAAAGTTAGCATACCAATTCTTTAATTCAAGTAAAGGGAAAGAAGCCGCTAATGCATATTTAGTTGTTGATACAACTTCTGTGTTTGAAATAATAACATACTCATCATCTATCATATAGTATTCATAACACTTTATATAGAATGGGAATATAATACCTGCACTATTTGATGATGTCGCACTTTGATAAAAGCCATTTGTAAAAGTGTAATATGCTGATACTAACTTACTTACATCAAATTCTACTTCATCAGCAGGATTCGCAGGACTATCATAATACGCAGTCGCTATTAATTCGTTTGCACTATTATACACTTTCACAACATATTTGAATCCTGTTTCGTTAGCGTTCGTGCTAGTTATTCTGTATAATATCCTATTGAATGATGGTAATATACTTGGTGTAGGTTGTACTAATGTTATACTCATTTCTTACTTACTTTTAATATCAATGAGTTAGCACCTACTTCCTCTAGTTCTGTTAGATAGAATGGTGTAACATCATCAACTGCTCTTTGTTTAAAGTTCCTACCTTCAATACCATATTTCTTTATGTAATATGCTAATCTACTAGCAGGACTTGTTATCTGTTTTAATTTTTTTCTTCTTTTCCCTTCTGTGTTTTCAATAAGGTTTGTTGCCTTCAATTCTATGTTCTTCCTTCTTGCCCATCCTTCTAACCCTGCTAACGCTTCGGGTGGCATACCATAAGTCTTGAACTGATAATATTTTCCATCAGCGTTTTTAAATACCTTTCTTTTATTCTTTATACCTTTTACACCTTTGTCTATAAAGTCTGTATATCCTGCATCACCAAATCCTATTTCTAATCTCCATACTCCATTATTTTCCTTCGCACCAATTACTGCTATTGAACTTGCCAATCTACCTGAAGCCTGTGGTACTAATTGTTCAAGCCTAGCAACTAAATCTATTCCTAGTCTATCCAATATAGATTTGACACTTTGTTGCAAAGTATTACCTACTTCAACAATGTACTCATTATCATTGAGTTTTCTGCCTCCTATATTAAATAAGGCATCTACTTGTGCCTGTGTCGCAACTCCCATTGTTTATATTCTGCTTCTTTATGTTTGTTATAATCCTTTAAATATGCAAGGCTATTCAAATACTGAATGACAGGTAGATTGTATGCTTCTGTCATTGTTATATTTTCAAAGTCTGCTATTTGTTTTGTTGAATAAACCCATCCCCATCTTTCCATAAACGAAGTAGAGCCGCCCTCGTTTCCTCCTTCAGATTTGAAGAGGTTATGGTATCGCTTATTAATTCCTTGAATAATTGATAAAAAAAAAGCATACAACCATATACATCAACAAATCTAGCATTCAATAAATCCTCTGCAACTACCTCATGTGGTATAGTTCCGTACTCCATATACTTATCTCCTTTCATTGGTAGAAAGAAACAAGCACCAATCTTATTCAACTGCATTATCTGTCCGCTAAAATGATTGATATCAATGTATTGACCTGATGTGATTTCTGTTAATTCAAAACAGAACTTGTATCTATTGTCGCCTACTACTAGGTAATCAACTGCTTTACATTCAGGAACATTATTAAAGAACTCTAACTTCTTAGCATAATCCTCTACTAATTGCCTATACTTTATGGCATCATAATCTTCTTCGTTCTTGCCTTCAACGACTGCTAACATCTTTTGTTGCTTCTCAACAATGTTAAGTTGCTCACTTAATTCAATATCGTATAGGCTTATGAATTGCCCGACTGTCAGTTTATCCCACATAATTCTAAATATATTTTTTAGGTTATCGTTTATCTAAAGGTATACAATCCTTTGTTACTAACCTTTAATTCATTCAAGGCATAGTATCTTAGTGCGTCTATGGCATGGTTGTATAAATCAGTTGGCTGACCTGTTAATGTGCCATCCTTTTCAGTTCTGTATTTGTAAGTGACCACTTCCTTACCAATTATATCTTCTGCTACATAATTAATTTTATATCGCTTCAATATATCAATACTATTGTTAATACTATCCTTTCCTTTGTTAGCACCCTTAATCATTCGCCATCCATCCCTGTATAATTCCTCTATGCTTTTCGGTTCAGCACTATCTGCTATGATTGTAATGTGTTGAGGGATATTGAGTTGTCGCATTTTTGCACTGATATCTTGATTCGTTAATCCTCTTTCATATATCAATGTTTGAACATAGAGTTGTCCTTCGTGCTTTCTTACTTCAACTAATGCAGTAGGGTCAATAGAATAACCAAAGTCTAATCCGTAACCTAGTAATTCGCCTTGCATTGTTTCACAGGCTTCAAAGTTATTGAATATCAATCCCTCAATAGTACCCCATTCCCCTATACCATACACATTCCATAAGGAAGGGTCTGTCTTTTTTAATAGTTCAATCTCTAGGATTACAGATTCTTCTAGGAAAGGATTGTCTTTGTAACTGCTGACTATGACATCAATATCATTTTCGGTATACCTTCTAACATCTTCTAGTTCTGTCTTAATGAAATGATTTGGTGATGATGGGTTCAATGCTAGGAATATAGTTCCTGTCGTTCTAAATAGTAATTGTTGCCACTCTAGTTTGTTTATCTCGTTGGCTTCATCTATAAACAGATGGGTTCTTTTCCTACCTCTTAACTTTGTTTCTTGGTCAACTGAAAAGAATTCAACTATCCTGTTGTTATACTTAAACTCAAAGTTTGATTTGTTGTAATCTATATGATGGTGTAACCCTGTGGCTTCTAGTATCTCAATAAAATCCCTTAATGTTGAACTCCTTAATGAAGGCAAGAATTTACGGACTATACTGAATGTTCCCTTAGTATCAAATTCATTGCCTATCCTACCTGTCAATAACCATACTACTGCTATTTGACAGATGGAATATGATTTAGTGCTACGAGTACCGCCTCTGTTGATTCGTATTTTCTTTTTAGATAGGGCATTCTTTTCGTAGACTTCGCTTCCTTTTATGACAAGGTTATTGCTCACGCTTTATTATTTGTACTTCAATGCCTGTTAGGTTAAGGCTACCTTCTAATTGTATTTGTTCTTTTGGTTTACCATATACTCTAGTCAATAGTGTGTCAATAGAATACAGGCTTCCTTTCCTAAACGAACGATATAGGGCATTGGCTATTGTCTTTTCAAGTATAGTCGTGTCATCGCTTTGTACTATATCTTTCAGTTGCTCCATATCCATACCTAACATATTCTGTATAGTATCGTTGATTTCGGATTGCTTATATCCTATCCCTTTCAATAGGGTAGTAAACTTCTTTGGTCTGCCATTCGGGTTTCCACTTTCCCCTTTCTTGAATGGTATAAGGTTATCTTCGTTTGGCATATTATCTAATATTACTTATGATATCTTCTTGTAATTCAATAGGAACTAACTTTCTCCAATGCTCATTACCTAATTTAATTGATTCACGAATAGATGTAGCTGATATATTTGCTATTTCTTCTGTCGGGGTATATTTGTTTACCTCATAACCCACCCCTCTACCAAAGTTAATTGATTCCATATCAGGTATGATAATAACTTCAACATCTTGTTTCCTTTGTTTATGATACTTCAATATCATATTCTTTGTTTGTTGTGATGTGAATGGATTACCATTATCGGGTTCAATATCCCTTATAAGTATTAGAACAGGTATTCCTTTGAGTAACTTCTGTTCAATTAATTGGATATGTCCATAGTGATAAGGCTGATACCTTCCTATGAAGATTGCCCTTTTCTTATCTTTGTTCTGTGTAGGTTGCCCTCCATAGTTTCTTTTAACCCAAGCCATTTGATTTGTTGTTTAGTATTTTAATAATGCAGTTCTCAACCGATTCGTGTGTAGTGTCAATATCTATATAATCCTCAGTTGGTATTTCAAAGTCTGCTACAAAAAACTTCTCTCTACCACGGATTTCGCTTGTATGAACATATACCTCCACCATTTGATTTGAAGCCTTTAATGCCCTTCTATGTTCGTTATAGGGGGCAACTACACTAATGATAACATCATAGCCTTTATTGTCCATAAACCTTGCTATATCTAATACAGATTGTATGTTCCTTTCCCTACCTTCCCTAGTGTAATCATTGTTCTGTAAGATATGGCGTAGGTTATCTCCGTCAATATGCACATGCTTTGTGCCTAGTTTTTCAATTAGTGCTTTTGCTAGTGTTGTTTTACCTGCTGCGGGTTGACCGCAAAACCAATATATCATATTCATTTTTTTAATCCGTACTTAATATATTTATACCATACCCTTTCGTGTATGTAATATTGAATTGGCTTGTATAGTAATTCAACTATACTAAAGGTAGCACCTACCTTAACCGAACCGCTTACCATATACATAATAATAAACCCTATCATTGTGCTTACTATTCTATACGATATTGTTTTTGCTATGTGCCTCTTCTTGTCTAAAATCATAATTAACTATTATTTTTATAGAACTGTTGCATATTTTTTGTTTTTATATCTTTAACGGCAACTAATTGTATATTATGTTTTGTTTGTTGTATTGCATCCCAATCAATATCTGTTCTTCTAATTAACTTTTGTTTAAATAATTTTTTCCATGGCACACTATGTTGTGGTCTATTAAACTTCCATGTTGTTGTTACATATTTTGGCCATGTAAATTCTAATAACTTTGCCATTTTTAATCTACCATCACCTTTATACTTATCTGTATTACCACCTTTCATTTTCATTGTTGCAATTTTATCTATTGAAAATTGATTAAATGAAACTGTGCATAAATTATCATCTAAAACTTGTAAACATAAATCAGTATCTGCATTATAATTTAATCTCCACCTATAAGGCATATTATTGTATATCAACATACCGCTATATACATGGCAGTTTGTGAAGTATGCTATGTTTGTTTCGTTGACAACGAACATACTATAATTAAATCCACTAATGCCAATGTTTGTATATCTATCAGTAAAGTCCTCTACAACTTTTATTGCAATAGATGAATTACATACTATACGCATACCCTTTTGTAGTCTTTTAATACACCTAATATTATCATCAAACTCCCAATGCCTTTCGTGATTATTACTTATTGAATGTGACCATATCCAATTTCTTACATGTATTGCACCTTTACCTGAAGCATAGTCAGGTAATACTAAAATATTTGTATCAGGATATTTTTTCCTATATAAATTATATTCACTTTTTTCAACAACTAAATAGAATTCAACACCATCCTTTATAAGAAAGTTAGCAGTAAGGCATGCATTATACCTACCTTTTGATAAAACATATATAGGATATTTTGTTACCATTATGTTGTAAATATTTTTTTATCAACACATTCAATATATTTATTAGTATTAGTAATACCTATAAAATCAAATAGTTTATTTATATCATCTATTTTGTTTTCAAATATACTTTCAATATTAAATTCAAAAACATTTTTACATTCATCTTTTATTGATTTCATATTTTCATCCCATACATTCATATAATTATACCAATCCTCTTTTGTATTATACGCATCCATAAACTTAGCATTATTGTATGATGATAATACTTGTTCTTTGTTACGATATAATAATACCCATTTAGCATCAGGATAATATTTTTTAAATAAATTCCAACATAATGCTATTTTAGGTTCTTTAAATAACCATGGCTTATCTTTTACAATACCATTTTTTTTAATAGCACGATATACTTTTCTATTGAAGTCCTTATAATCTTCTAATAAATTAATTGGTTGAAATTTTTTCTTTAAATTATTTACATCATGTTTATTTAGATACTTTATTAAAATATTTCTAATCATAATGTTTTCATAATATCCATACTTATTATATTCATCACCTTTTTTACAATCACCAACCTGCACACCTTCGTTAAATAAGATATGACTTAATAAACTACTGCCTGACCTTGGCATACTTACAATCAATATAGGTGTATTATGTGTATTCATTTGTTATTCATATTTTAATGATGCAATATCGTTTCTTTCCTTTTCGGGCCACCATGTAGACCAATTGGTAATTTGTTTACGCATAATTTTTATTTTATATGTGTCTGCAAATTCCTCTCTGTCTTGTTCATTATTAAATGATATTGTTATTTTAAATGGTTTATCTATAATATCAAATTCAGGTAAACCAACATTATCAATTTCATCATGTAAGTCATTAATTCTATCCATCTCCTTGGCTATACCTATATTCATACCCCAATCAAGTAAAAGGTTTGTATCCCAATCATTAAATATTGTTTCCCAATCCCATTCTCCTAATGATACATTATCTTTAATCGTGAACTCTCTCTGTTCATTCTCTGTTAAATCTTTGGCAACGATAACAGGTATTTCCTTAAGTCCTGCTTCTTGACAGGCTTTTAATCTCATATTACCCCCTAGAATCATCATATCACTATTGACTACGATAGGTCTTATCTCTAACATCTTAGGGAACTCCTTAATAGATTTGACTAATGCCTTAAACTGATGGTCTTTTATTACTCTTGGATTCTTGGGATTAGGTAGTACCTTATTTATCTTCAAGTACTGGAAGTGCATCTGGGTTGCCATAATCTTCGGATTTAGTTGGTTCATTAATTAGTTCTTCTGTTACTACATTTTCAATGTTGTTTTCTGTTAGCCACTTACTGAATGCTTCGGCTAGTTGGAATACTGCTTCTTCCTGTGGAAGTGTTACGCTTACAATCTTCTTGTCATTGTTGAAGTTGAGTGCGAATGGTAGTTGCTTTTTACTCATTGGATTGATTTATCGCCCTTGACCTATGTATTTTTTTGGTCTTGGACTATGTTTATTAAAAGATTTCTTTGCTCTGCCTGTTTTCCTTTTACCGAATGATATCTTTGTGCTATCACTTTTTGATTTTGCCATTGTGTATTTCTATTAGATATTCAATATGTTGTTTCTTATCTCCGTATTCTATATGACAAGACCTACATAATCCCATCAAGTTACTTATATCATCCTTAGTTTTAGATGAACCCATCCCCCTTGCGTGTATGTGGTGTATATCAACTGCTCTACTACCGCATAACTCACAAGGCATAAAGTCCTCAATACCATAATCAAAATAATCTAAATATACCTTTGTGTGTTTCTTCATAATAATTGTAATATCAATACATTCATAGGTTATTTGTTTTGGTTATAGGTTTGGTTTTTCATCAAAATAATAAAGGTCTAAATCATTTTGACAATCATATAGGTAGTTAGCGTGTAGTTCATCTGCTATGTATAATCCAACATCTTCTACTTTTTTGCATACCTCACAAGGACAAGTAGATGCAGTTCTGTAAACCTTCTTGCCTATCCTTTCTTTATACCATTCTAAATCATGCTTTTTCATAAGTGTAGCTATTACTTTACTTTATGGGGGGTAAAGTAAAACAATAACTTTACTATTTTACTTTACTCAATGAGCCGTAATTGATTGATAAACGGCTCAAATATGATTGATAAATCATTAGTCCATCCATTTACCATGTGTCATTAAGTGCCAAAAGCGATGTCGTATAACTGTGATGAAGATACCAGAGAAGGTATCTGCCTCATATACACCTGCTTCACACTCTAATTTGAATTTACTCATAATTAAAAAGGTAGGTCATCTTTTGATTCTGTCGTGGCTTTCTTGTACTCGTTTAATGTAATAGATACATCTTTGCCATAGTCATTAGGCACATCAGCGATATTGATATTAATACTGATGTACTCTTTGCCTTCATAATGAAATGAATGCTTATGTGCTTCGGATAAGCAGATTGAGGCAGTTAGCCATGTAGGGTTTCTTTTCTTACCACTACCTAGACGGATTTTTTTTGATTTGGTTTGTTCCATTGGTTTTTGATTTGATTTGTTTAACGAATGCTATGATTAAATAATAGTTCATACTATTTATTTTTCTTTGTTCTTTTCTTTGGTTGTTCAACTGATACAAATTCTGCATCAGGTGCTGACTCCAAAGGCACATCAACTACAACCTCCTCATTAACAGGCAATTCCACATTCTGTGAAACATACCAATTATACAAGTGGTGTATTAATTCAGCACGACAACTGCTACACCAATGCGAGAAGTTGTGTTTTTCACTTACATACTTTGTATATAGAGTGATGAGGTTTGAGTAAACATCTTTTTCATAGTTCTTTACGAACTGATGCTTCTTCCACATTTCATATAAGGGATAGTGTCTTTCAAATATCTCTTTGTCAATTTCATTAATCATAATTCCCATTTATTAGTTATTAAATCCTCTACATAAAGGTACATAAAGGGTGCGATACTACCTATAAATATAGCATCTATAAAGTTTGTTTTCAACCATAAAGAAAAAAATGTAATCCAAAAGGATAGACAGAAGCCACAGGAGAAAGGTTTTTGCATCTTTAGTTTAGTAAGCCTCCACATTATTGCAGGTGCTTTGAATATATATAGCCATATCATTGGCAGGAATATCCCACCTATAAGACAAGTGATTGCTTGATACATTTGCGTATGTTTTTTATTGTTATAAATATAGATGTATGGGGTATGCCTGTTATGGCTGATACTTTCCTTACACTACCTAGTTCTATATACATTTTAAGTATTTCTTTGTCATACCAATATAAATCTTCCATCTTTTTCTGTATAGAATTAATTAATGGTTGGTCATCAAAATCTGCAACCTCCTCACGAATCAACTTTACTATATCTTCAACAGGCAATAATTGATTGTATAATCTCCACATTTTACCATACTTACTATGTAATTGGTTACAACATATCCTAACAATCCAAAACTTGAATACCTGTTTCCCTTTTAATTCTAATTCTGCTATCTTTTCTTTATTATATTCTAATACAATCAATGCTATTTCTTGACGCAAATCTTCCCACAGGTCACGACCTATGTTTTTGAATGCTAGTTCAAACTCCTTATCATATAACCAATCAATCGCTTTCAAAGTATTGGTCAATTTTGTTTATTGCATCTTGATACCCTTGACCGAATACTGCTTTATAACCTCTAGTATATAATTTAGATAACATAATTGCTTGTTCTTTATGATGTTCGTTCTGTCTTAATGTCCCATCCTTTTTAAATACCACATTATCTTCTGTCTTTAATTCAATAAACATGCCATAGAATATGCCTCTAGGTTCGGCTATAAATATATCGGGGAATGCTCTTGAAGATTGTAATGCCTTATGCCTTCTAGCCATACCTATACTCATTCGCATACCACTAGCAAAATCACTACGGAATATAGCATTAGGATATTTAGTTCTAATGTAATTACATACCATTAAGTGTATATCTTTTTCTAGCATAATACAAAATTAAATATATTTATTTGGTATAACCTATTTTATTTTAAAAAGGATTTTCATACTCCTCAAATTGCATAAGGTCACCAATAAAACGGAACGGAAGGTTCTTAAGGCTACCATGTCTATTCTTGGCTATCTTAACAACACATAGTCCATTGCTTGGGATAGTGTTGCCGCTTATTTCTATTTCAGGTATGTTATATGTTTCAGGTCGCATTAGGAAGATAACACTATCAGCGTCTTGTTCTATGCCACCACTTTCACGAAGGTCAGATAGTTGTGGTAACTTATCGGGTCGGCTTTCTACTGCTCTACTTAATTGTGATAAGGCTATAACAGGTATGTCTAATTCTTTGGCTAGTATTTTACACCCTCTACTTATTTCTGCTATCTCACTTTCTCTGTTACCTCTTCTGTCAACTCCACTCATAAGTTGCAGATAATCAATACATAGTAATTGTATATTGTATTTGCGTTTCATAATGGTTGCCTTACTGCGTAACTCACGAATGTTAAGGCTTGGACTATCATCAATATACAATGGGTACTTAATCATTTTAGTTTCGGACTTATCAATTAATGACTGCTCGTGTTCGGTAACTATATTATGTCGCAGATTATGGTGCTTAATTTTGGTTACTAAACTAAGTAACCTATTTACTAATTGAGTACCACTCATTTCTAAACTAAATACACCAACTGCTTTGTCTTGTTCTAAGACAGATAGTATAGTATTAAGCATAAAGGCAGTCTTACCTTGTGCGGGTCGGGCAGCTAGTATAATAAGGTCAGGATTAACCCATCCGCTGATTATCCTGTTTAAACTATCCCATCCTGTATTTATACCTATTTGTCCATTCTCAAATATCTGCCCTCTTTGTTTGGCTAATTCAAATAGATAGTGAAACATATTAAGTTCGGTAGACTTATATACCTTCTGTTGAGCATTAATGATTTCGCTACTAGCAGAATTAAGTATATTAGTTATCTCGGTTGTGGTATGGGAATTGTTTATAAGTGTATGCCCTATTAAAATACCTTGCCTTTGTAAGTATAGATGCTGAAGTATATTTATCCAATCTTCTATATGTGCAGCGCTTACTACATCATTAGTTAGTTTAACAATAGCATATACTCCACCTACCTGTTCTAATTGATTTGTTTGGGTTAAATGATTAACAACTGTCACTATATCAACTGCTATTGTTTTATCGTATAGGTGTACGATAGTTGAATATATGATTTGATGGTGCTGATTGTAAAAGAAATCAACTGATAGTTTATTTATAACATCAGGAATACATCTAGGTTCAATCAGTAATACCCCTAGAATACTTTTTTCTACCGATATATCATTCGGTGGTGCTTTTGATTCGTTCATTGGTTTGTTTTTATGTTTAAAATATGGTAATAAATGGTATCTTTTGTATATAAAAGTATAAAAATGGTAATACGTTTTAATGCGGTTTTAAGGTGCTTTTTAGCGCGTATCAGTAAATAATTAGTAATTACTAGAGATACAGGCTAAAAACAGGCTAAAACAAGCTAAAAACAGCATTAAACAGCATATTAACCCTATATTCTTATTTTAGCTATAAAATCACTATTTTGATTTATTTCTTTACTTTCTTTTGCATTAGCCACCCTATTAGCACCCCCATTGCCCCATCTACGAAATGCACCTTCTTTACCTTTATCAGATAGTGTTTTTCTTAGTTTAAGATGCTCAGTTAATCGTATACTAAAGAAAGTAGAATCTTGCTCTTGTACAACAAATAGATTGAATTGGCGAATAACACAATCTACTTTGGCTTCTGTTACTTGCATTTGCATAGCAAGAACAGGGGTAATATTCATAGGCAATATCCCACCACTTAATGCTAATGCTTCAACAAGATACCAATAGATACCATAACCTTCCATACCTAATTGTTGTCGTAAGAATAATACCTTAACATCGTTAGCCGCATTGTAATCATGGCTAAAATAATATGAGTTTGATTTCATGTGATTATATACCTAAACACAAAAGCACCTAATTAGGTGCCTCGTGCTAGGATTTTTTTAGTTTAATAAATATACTTTCCTTTCTTTTTTGTAATAATGAATCTTAATCAACTTGTGCTTTTCTAAAGCGAATAACCAATTATTGATAGTCATAGTACTAACATTGAATTCTAAAGCATAGAAGTTATTATTCTTTTCTAGGTTATCATTGTTTTCTTTTAACCATCCATAAAATAGTTTAGCTGCCGCAGTTAATTGTTTTTCATAGAACACATCCCTTTCAATACATATCATTATCTACTTAATTAAATTGTTATAAATATTAGTTGCCTGTTTCTTGTTTAGTATATTAAACCTACCAAACTTAACCATCCTTCCAAACTTATTTTTATGTGGCTCATTATCACATAAGATATTTACACCTGCTTGTCGTAAAAGTGTAATGGCTGATGTTGGGTTACATACTCCTAACTTAACTATGCTCATAGTTGTTTGTTCTCCTTGAAGTAATGAATACAATACTTCTGTTTTTTGATTAATTGGTTTTTTCATTTTTTTAAAATTGATTTGATTATAAAATAAAATTGTAATGTTATATATACGCATATAAATACGGGTATGCTAACTAATAGAAAATAGATAATTGATGTTACTTTCATTTGTTTATTCTTTTGATTTTGTGAATACAATGTAAAATAGTTGTATGGTCGCGTTTCAAATACCTGCCTATTTCACTTGACCCATATCCTGCTTTGTATGCTTCTACGCAAAATTTATTCCTCATAGTTATTACTTCTGTTTTCCTAGACTTTATTGCTAGTTCATCATAAGTAATATCTTGGTAGGATAAATACTGCTCTGCCCATTTTTTTAAACTCATAGTATTCTTTTTCTTTTGTATATATACCTCCTTAGTTTCATATACAATTTTGGTAACCTCTTTTGTGATTACCATTCTATCAAGTAATATTGCTATGCGTTTTATTGTATGGTCAGAGCAGCTAGTATACAACTGAATATATTTTAAAACGCTTTCTACTTGTTCCATTTATCGTTTAATAGATTATAAAGATTATTCAAATATTTACCTGCGTGTTCAACCTTATTCAATAATAGTTGAGCATCTTCCATATTAATAGGAATACGGAGCGTAAACATCTGTAAGCCTTCCGGCATTTCTTTACAATAAGAAACGAAATCACAATACTGCCTGTTACTAACTAGCATATCACTTTGGCATTGCCAATAGTATTCACGATACTTTAATTTAAAGAACTCCACATCACTTACTAATCCATAGTGAATATGATTTTGATAATTGTATGGGCATTTAACTTGAATGATACCATCATCATTAACGAATCCATCGGGAGTTCCACCATATAATCCATTGATACATTCAATATAACCGCAGTCAGTAACTACATTACCTGTCTTATTCATATAGAATTGTAAGGCTTCGGCTTCTAATTCTAGTCCGTGAGTTGTGGCATCGCTTTTGAAATCACGATACACCCCTGTTAATTTCTCCGCTAACTTACCCATCAGGTAATCTTTTGTTGTACTAGATAGTTCGCCATTCTCTTTCTTTGCTTTTTCCTTTGGTTCTACGATTAAATTCCATATCGTACTGCTTGTTATTTTACCAAGTCTAGTTTTGAACCATTCTTGACTATATGTTTCTATCATCTGTTAAGGTTTGAATTGTTAATAAATCTTTGTTTCTAAATGTAAAGTGTTCTAGTGCTTTATCAAACACATCTGTTTCGCCACCATTGTATCGTGCGACTAGTTTTAGCATAGCCACATCATTCATTTCGGCTTTACCTATTGGAGATAACTTTACTTTTTTAGGTAGTTCAATAGTTTTTACCTGTTCTCCTGCCGCATCAATATCTTTATCAGTTACTAATCCTAGTATACTTGACAGGGCATATCGGCGGAAGTATGTTATACCACTACCGAATGATTGATAGACATTCATCTTGGCTAGTTCAATGATTGGTATTTCCGTGATTGATTCAATGGATTCCCCTGTTTCTGTGTGATAGATAATCGTGCGGAGTTGTGTTCCTTCAAGTGGTTGAGAGAAACATAACTTATGCTTCTTCATGAGTGGCATAATGGTACTGATAATCTTTGGTAGGTCAGCGTAAGTGTAGTTAAATCCGCTAGTGTCCTTATGGATTATCGGGCATTCATACTGAAACTCTGCTAATGATTTTAGCAAAGTCTGTTGCTTTGGTTTGTCTACTTGGTCAAACTTTTTGTTTTGCATTTGATTTGATTTTATGGTTGGAAATTGTTTACGAATTCTTCTAATGATTTTATGATTACACTTTCAATCACATCCCTACTAATATAGTTATTGATATAATCATTGACCTTGATGCCATGGGTATTCATATGCGTTATACCTGCATCATCCTCTACATATTCATCCCATAGTATAACATCATCTTGTACTTCAACAATACCATTGGTACTTAGGAAGTGCAAAAATTGTTGGTCATTAAACATTATTGTAAAATTACCAATTAATTTTGTATCGGCAACAATAATAATAAAATTATTATCATCAATGAAAGTGAAATCAATAGTTGCGTTATTTATTTTGAATGTTTGCATAAGATTAAATTAAAGGGGGGTTATTCGCCCCCCTATGTTATTAATTTTTGTTTAGTGAATTGATTAATGTTAGAACTCGGTTGTCTATTTTGGTAGCCTTGCCGATATACTTACTTTCAAGCCTTGCACCTTCACGCTTAGGCACAGGCATTTTATGTGTAGTATAATTGGTAACACCACTAAATAAACCCCACATAGTTTCGCCCTTCTGTTCCATTTCAACTGCAACACATTCAAGCAATTCTTTAGAGCGATTAATATTATAACCACTAAACTTACTCTCGGCTTCGTGTTCATCCATCATAATATCAACCCCTGTAACATTCTGTACTATCTTAGCGATATGGTTTTGCTTAACAGGAATTGTGGATAGTTTAATAAATCTTTCAAATATTGTTTTCTCCTGCTCAATAGCGAACCCTACTTCTCTTAGGTATTCATCAACCTTCGCTTGTAGATTATTAGTATGGCGAATACTATTTTGCAATTCTTTACTAGCAGCATTAAATGTATTTTGGCAACTGATAGTTATATTAGTCGCACCCCAACGCAATGCTCTAGTGCCATCGTGCGAATTAATGCCTGTCGTGTAACCAACAACCTTGTCCTTGTTCTTGCCAATACTTTTTATAATGTTACCACTTTCAAGTTGTGCATATACTTTTGCACCTGCCTTAAACATTCCACCTCCGTGAATTTTGTAACCGCCCTTATCAGCAATACGAATTAGCAATTCTGCTAGTTCACTATTTTGATATGGGTTATAACTATCCTTACAAGTTGTGAATACAGTTTGGGTATCATCCCTTACAACTCCAACGAATGGAGTTTCTGTACCATCCTTTAAGAATAATGGTTGCTTACTGACTGTCCATCGTAAACCGAATTGGTCAAGTAAATTTGCAACTCGTTCTGCATTAGAATCGTCTTGTAATTTAAGACCACTAAATGCCTGTTCTAAGATTTGGTTTGCTTTTTTCATAGCGTTACGCAGTGTAAGATGCTGCACCCTTTGATTATTAATTAGAAAGTTTATTGACAATATAAGTGTCAAAAGTTTTTTGATTGAATTTAGTACCGAATACTTTAAAGAATGTTACATAATGAATGTAACAACTAGCAGATTGAAAATCAGATAGTTCATTGAATCGGCATTCATCAATGACTGATTGTGCTGCCCATACATAATGTTTCTTACTCATTTTTTTTGTTTTAAGAATTTAGATAGAATATTGTTTTCAGCATCTGTGCGATTATACATATCATACAATTTCTTGTTTATGTATTGTGATGATACATTTAATGCCTTACACCATTCGTTGAATGATAGTTGTGTGGCAGGATAAGTTGATACACTTATCTTTTCTTGCCTTCTGTCTTTACTCATAAGATTGATTTAAAAGTTTTGTAATGTAATTACCCTCAAAGTTTTATGTGTATGATTCTTGACATCATAATTACTTAATTCATAAGTTGAATGTATAACTGAATAATCAATTATGCTAATGAATTCTAATTCTTCTTTTAAAAGTTTACTGAATTCATCAACTGCTATTCCATAATCTTCTGAATCAAATATTTTCAGCCTATGATAGCCTTCAAATTTAGTCATTGAATTGTCTAGTCTTTTTGTTTGTCTTGTTACAAAGATTTGATACATGTTTTAATTTTTAAAATGTTGATAAATAGTTTTAATAAGCACCCATGATAGGATGCTTATTATACTGATGATTAATAATTCTGCGATTGTAATGTGAGTTGCCATTTGATTTGATTTTAAGATTAGTCAATTATTGTTATTGTTTCTACTTCTGTTGTTTGTGCTATTAATTGTTTTTCTTCTAACAATTCTGTTAAGCCATTTTCAACATCTTTGTAAAATTCTTGTTCATCAAATTCAACATCACATGAATTTAATTCTATTTGATTGCGATAACTTAATTCAAATTCTGCTGAATCAGTATCTGCTGATGTGTATTCAGAATAAGAAAGATTTTCAATAACACTTAATACTTCATCTAGTGTGAATCTTTGGTCGGTAGAGTTTTCTACAACAGGTGTGTTATCAAATACTTGCCCTAATTCATCATACAATTCGTTTTCTAAATTCGTTAGTAAGGAACGCACATCATCTTTTGTGTGTAACGAACCTGTTGAATTTTGAACTCGTGTAAGTAAAAAATTAATTTTACTTGAAATTGTGTTGATTGTTTGGATTTTTAATGTTTCCATTTTGTTTTTTCCGAGATTATAGTGGTGACTCCACTTTTAGCAATGATGGAATGACTTGAACTATTCAGGCAGCCTGCTGCACATCACCAAATTTTATAAAGGGTAACTTCCAATTAAGGATTACCATTACCCGACCTTCGCACAACCATATTTCTTGCATTGATGGATTAACTTACCAAAGTGTTCCATTGTGAAATTTTACAACTAAATTGTTTTTCCTAAGCAGTTTCTTGGTTATCGGCCCTGTGGTTCTTAGGTTCATTGTAAATAGACTCTTTGTTTTCTACTGAGATTGTGTTACTTGCCTTTTTCAAGTTTTCCAATTTTCTATTCTTATTTCATTTTATGTAGAAGCTAATTGCTCTGTTAATAATGATTAGGCAAGATGGATTGGAATTGACTAGTGGGGATTTGCTTTATTTAGGTACTTTACTTAAACTGAGTTTGTACAACTGATTGGGTAAATTGTCAAATGGATATATTATAAAAAAAATATATATATCCCAAATCCGTATTTCAAAGAGCTGATACAAATATAAGATATTTATTTAAGGTTATAAAATTTATTTACAATAATTACATAACAAGTTAATAATCAAGCAGTTATGTAGCTAATATTTAGCTATAATATGCTGTTTTTAGCTTGTTTTTAGTCTGTTTTTAGCTATATAGTATATAGATATAAATCAATCATCCTCATCTATATCACTTTGTAAATGGAGTATTTTATCCCTTAATGATTCATAATCTCCACGAATGTAAATTGTAGTTTGGTCTTGGAATGTTAGTATTTGTATTTCAGGCAATAATTCTTGTAGATAATATATTTCATCAAGCCTTACCATCCTTCTAGCGAAATCGTATTGGATGTCAAAACCTAATTCTTGCCAATTAATAGTTCTGTCTTTTAATAAGACTTCAATTTCTAGCCACATACTATGTAGAATATACTTTTGTTTCTATTTGTGTTTTTCTTGCCTTGCCTATATATATCCTTTTCATTAATATTTCAACCCAATATCCACCAATTTCTGATGGACCGAATCCTTTTTCTACTGCCCATCCACCTTCTTTATATTCTTGTTTCCAACAACCTGTGCGAATATGATAAACTTTATGCAAATCTACATTATAAACATTACTACTTGTTATTTTTTCTATCGTAGAATGTACGCAATATTGTGTATGTGTATGTCCTAACCATATTAAATCTGCACCCTCAACATAGGTACTCATTCTATTGTGTTCAATAATACCTTTTGTTACCCTAGCATTTCCACCGCTTCCGTGATGCATTTTAATATAATATGCGGCATTGTTGTTTTGATGGGTAAAACTTAATACTAACCATCCTTGATATCCTGTATGTTGTGTATTGCTACCACCTTCTTTTCGTAACATATAACATAATCTTTCTAAAGGATTTGTTTCATAGTTTTTTGTAATAGCAGTTTCGTGGTTACCATCTGCCATTACTAATATATTTTTAGCGTATGGCTTTAAGAATTCGTAAGCATCTTCAATAACTAAATCAAAGTAATTATCCCCTAGATATTCTTTCCTTAAACTCCCTTTCATTCCTCTTTTATCATTTCTACTTTGCATCATATCAAAGAAATCTCCATTGAATAATATGATAGCGTTTTTTTCTAGTGCTTTATCTAATGTTTGTTTTAGTAATTCTCTTTCACAACTTTTACTATCGTAGTGTACATCTGAAATTAAAAGTAAAGTTTTTTCGTTACCACTTATTTGTATTTTAGTGATATTGTTTCCTAGTTTATTGATAACCATCGGTATAATGCGTACTTAAAGACCTTGAATAAAATTATGATTCCTAATATAATGAATAGTATATTTCTTTGCTTTGTTTTCCTTTGTAACTTTTCTTCTAGTTTCT